CGGCAACCGCACGGTCAACCACCGTTTTGTTGTTGGGGTTCACATAGAACGTTGGCAACATTCCTTTGCATGCGGCCTCATCAGCCCATGCACCCGGTGCATCAGGTGTTGCGTTCAATACCCTGCCCCTTCCATTGCACGATGCCGTTGCAGTTCAGCCCGCAGATTTGATTGGATTTGTTCCAAATGTTCAATGCGGTCCAAACACATTTGCAACGCATCGGCAGCATACAAATACAATTCAAAATCAGGTTCATCCGCTTCCGCTGCGGCAAGCAATGTGTCCCACACGCGTGCGAGGGTGTCCAAATTGAATGTGTCCATGATCAGCCTTTCAACAGTTTCGTGAGGGTTTCCAATGTCATCGTGACATACCAATCGCCGGGGTCTGATTTGCCGCGACGTTTGTGAACTACCACACCGCATTCACGGTTGGCGTTCAATGCCTGTTCATCAACCTGATTGCACCAACCGGACAAATCCAGTTTGGCAACGTTTTTCACCTGCACTGCGGGCAACGGTGGCGGCAACCACACATCACCAATATCTGCGTTTGAACCTGCCGGGATTCTCGAGGCGGTGAACCCTGACCCTTGCAGGTAACGGGTCACTTGGCGTTCCGCTGCGTCACCTTTGATTTTGTTGGCGTTCGCCATTACAAACCCCCCATGATCAAATATGCCCACAACAGGAACACAACAAACATGAGTGCGGACAGTATCAACGGCCATGCCTGTTTCACTGTGGGTTCCTTTCCGTCATTTTGTACACCGTGACACCGGCAGCCATGATCACAATGAACAGGGCCAGCGGTGTCATCCAATCCGATGATGCCAGCAACATCAGAAACCAATTCAGCAACATGAGGGCAACAATCAGTGCAGCAAATCCGGCCACGGCAACCGGTGTGTTGACATGTTCATCAACGGGTTTCATTCGGTTGCATTTGTGACGGTTGAAATCTGCTGCCCGTTTCGCTGCGGTCCCTGAATCGAACTGTGAACCGCACAACACGCAACGCACTTTGGTTGTCATTGCACACCCGCTTTCAAATTGAACAGGCGGGCAACCATGTCATCCACTGATGTTTCAGTGTTGAGTAGTGCAGCCCACACATCCGCATCGTAGTTGTGGCTCAAATCCAGCGCATCAAGAATGTCATGCAATGCACCTTCCATGCGTTGCAGTGCTTTGCGTTGCAGCATGTCGGCAAAAGTTTTGTAGTTGTCGGCACGGCATGTTTCAGTGATACCCCGCCGGAACTGCTCAACCGCATCAGCGGTGGTTTGGTAGGCCCTTTTCATTTCAGACATGTCAGCCCCCCAAGTTCTTTGTGCCACGGCTGCGGGTTTGTTCAAACACAATTTTGTTGATGATGGACAGACACGCAACGGCTGTGTTTTCCGAACGTTGCACCAACAATTCAGATGCATCGGGGTGGACAATCATGCGTTCAGCAGTAGACATTGCATCGGAAAGGATCGCGCGCAACTGGTCCGCTTCATGGGTGGTGATTTCAATGTTCATTGGTTTCCCCTGTTCTGTAGTTCGGTGATTGATTGTTGTGTGATGCGTGCCTGCCCTGACGGCAGGAACGTTGCGGGCAGGTAGCCGGATTTGATCCAGCGGCGCACCGTTTCCGATGACACCCCCAACATGCGAGCAGCCTCGCCCGTCGTGATTGATTCTGTGTTCATGCGTGCCTTTCCAGTTCTGTCCATGTGCCTGACCACAACACACGGCCTTGCGCGTCGGGGTCCGGCACAAATGTTTGATCACGGGCCTGTTCCCATGTCATCGATTCTGCAACCTGCGTGATGGTGTGAGTGGTCACCCGTTCATCCTGCGAACGTTCCCGATCCACAAACCGCAAACATGCAGATTGTGTGCCAAGCCAGTAGGCAATTGGTTCACCGCTGGCGTTGTACGTCACTGCCAAAAACTTCTGTTCACTGTTCATTGGTTGCTTTCTAGTTTGGTTTGCAACTGTTGGAATGATTTGATTTGTGCAATTGTTTGCATTTTGTTCCAGTGGTTTGCGGGGTCTCGCAAACGGTCAATGATGTTTTCAATTTCATCAATTGCATTTTCAATTGACCACACGATCAGGGTTTGATTGTTGATTGCACCCCACACGGGCAAACGATCTTCTGCCCATTCATTTGTTTGCGATTCTTCCGCTACCTGTAGCCGGAAGTTGATTTCCTGTGCCTGTGTTTTTGTGATGCTGATGCTGATGCTGATGCTGTTGGTTGCTGTGTTCATTGGTTGCTTTCCTTTGTTTGTGTGTTGATTGCCGGGGGAACGTTTCCCCCGGCTGATTGTTCAGGCGTGGTGGGTGATGACGCTGTTGATTCCGGCCATGCACTTTTTGCACATGTCCATGTTTTCAATGGTGGTTTCAATCTCGCTGATTTCAACTGTCATTGATGCGGTGATGTTGTTGCGGTGGGTGGCATGGATGTTGGCACCGTCAACTGCACACCACGGACGGTTTGAATACAACAGGTGGGTTTTGGTTCCGGTTTTGGTGGTTCCGATTTCGATGCTGGTGACTGTGGTGTTCATTGGTTGCTTTCCTTTGTTGGTGTGGCGGCAGGCCCGCCGGGGCATGTGCAAGTTCTACCACACACAAACCACACATGCAACAACCCCCACAAACCCCCCAAATTGCAGGGGTGTCGGGAAACGCAAAAAGCCCCCCCAACCTGCCCTCATAGGGGGGTTGGGGGGGCTTTGCAGCCGGTCCAAATAGGGGGTTGCTGACAGGCAATCAAGCCTTTTTTGCATCCAATCACGGCGCAGGGGAATGCCGTGTGCATGGACCGGAGAACATTAGGGCAGTCAGTAGGGGTTGGCCAGTACGGGGGTCACTGTGAGGATCACAGACGGCACCGCAGGCCGGACAGGGCCGGTGCGAGTGCCAACCGCATACAGGGTGACATCACCGGTGGTGTCCGACCACATCACCTGCACATACTCATTGACACCAGTGGTGCGCACCACCCAATTCCATGCGGCAACTTCTTCCGTGTTGTTGCCCTGCACCTTCACATCAGTGCATGACCGGGCCACGGGGCTGCCGTTCTGCGCCAACCAAATGGAAATTGTGCCAGTGCCACCGGACGACTTCAAAAGTTGCGCCGAAAACTGCACATTCCAAACACCCGGATTGGACAACACCACCCGGCTGCCGTCAGCAATCGACACACCAACCGCATCATCAGTTGTGTTCAATGTCATTGGCACGGCAGTACCGGCACCAACAGTTTGTGAAACCGATGACGAAAACGCACCGAAATAACCCAACGAACCCGCAGGCCCCGCAACACCAGCGGCAACAATCTGATTGCCTGCCTGCGTCAACTGCACCGTGTTCGTGGAAGTTCTCAACTGCACCGCAGACTGCCGCACCGTAAGTTCAACACTCACCGTGTCACATCCTGAACAACCCAAACCTGCCCTGCCAACAACGTAGACACAACGCCCCCGGCAGTTGTTTCCTGACAATCCCAAACCGCAGTTTGCGGTGACAACGCTGCCGTGGTTGCAGTGCCGAGCGTGCAAGCAAACGTGCCTGCCGTTCCGTTGGTGACTGAACAGGTGAACGTTGCCAACACCGCAGTTGATGCAGCGGTGTCCCTGATTTGTGCCTGATAGGTGCGCCCGGTGATATCGATTGCAGCACCGGCAGCGGTCTGCAATGTCACCGTCACTGTTTCAGTGTCACCCGTGCGAACCGTCAGCGGATAGTTGGCAGGCACACCCATCACAAACCCTCAGGTTTCGACATTGACACCGGAACAACAACACCGGCAACAGGCGCAACCGGTGTTGCAGTCAGTGACGGCGAACCGGCAGGGCCAAACGGCAGCGAACCCACAGAAGTAATCACAGACAACACCGCACCACCCAACGCCGCAATGCCAATGGTCTGCCAATCCAGCGCAAACAAATCCGCACCAGTGGCCCCGGCAATTGCGAGTAGTACAGACTGCACCGCAGTTTTCATTGCCCGTTCAAACGTGTCACGCCAAAAAACTTTGTTCATTAGATGTTCCAATCTTTGTTGGGGTAGTCCTGCTCATCCGGGTATTCGTGTTCATCCGGGTCATACGGTTCAGGTTCATCAACATCCGGCATGGTGATCACATCAGGTTCAATCACAATCGTCATCATCATCCCAATCATCAATGTCATCAGGTTCAACAATCGCATCAGGTGTGTTCAATGATTTCCAAAGGCCATCCAAATAGCCGGTGGCATCGGTGATGGAATCCTCAACAGCAGCAGGATTTTCAAACGCCATACCACTATGCAACCCATACGCGACACGGCACAATTTCATTGTTGTCATGAACAACAACGCATATTCAGGACACATCACCGTGGGTTCACCATCACACAATGCGTTCCACACATTCGCAACACGCTGATAGTCCTCAACAAAAGGCCCATACTGATTGTTGCGGTCACCGTGTGTGAGTGCAAACGCATTCAACAAGATGGAACCCACCCCGTCATCATCGATTTCAAACAGTTCATCATTCATCATTGACCCCCTGCGGTCAGTAAACATGGGCCATGAATTTGGCCAATGGGACACCTTCAAAACGTCTGCACAAATAATCAAGGCTGACAAACATGGGATCATATGAACCCTGTTCAACCTGATGTTTCACAATGCAACCCCGCCAGTGATCATTTCCCTGCGGGCCGAGGTAGCGTTCCGCGTGCAAATAGCAACTGCCTGCAATCAATGCGTGTTGTGAACGTCCCGCAACAAACCTGATTGCATAATCCAAAACTTGTTGATGGCCCATTGTGAAACTGTGGCCCACCTGTTTCAACCGTGTGGTTGCATTGCCCCCAAACGGTCTGCCCGTCATCGGATTGGCCCAAAAGTGTGCATACCAAACACCATCAATGCAGATGGGTTTCAGGAACGGCACAACCTGCCAACCATGTGATGAATAGTTCAGATCATCTAGCGAGATGACACCATCCAAATGTGCAGCATCGTTATCAATGGCACGCTGCACACGGTGTTCATGGTTGCCATGCAACATGACCAGTTCAGGTTTGTACTGTTTCTTGCTTTGTTTCGCTT